AACTGTAATCATTTTCTTTCCATCTGAGAGATCTATCTTTCCATCCCAGTTGTCTATTGTAGGTACTTGGTATAGGTAGTATTGTATTAATGCAAATTGTTCTTTGCTGAAGTGTATTTTAAATAGATTTTCTATTATTTGTAGGAACTTCTCTTCGTAGATAGACATATCTACTCCGATCTCTTCTTCCATGAAGTCTCTCCTATCCTCTATCTCTCTTAAAAGGATAATATTTTCTATGAAGAGTTTCTTTTCGATTACCTCTCTAGCCATATCCTTTTCCTTTATACTAATACTAGCCTTTAAGAAGCTGTTTAGTGTTTTCCTTAAGTCCTTCTTGTGTACCATACGTGTAGTTCTTTACTTCAAAAATTGTTAGAAAATCGTTTACTGGTAACTGTTTTGATAATGAGAAGAATTTTACTGCTTCTTCTTTACTTGCTGCATACACAACTCCTATTGGTTCTTGTGTGTGATTATTTTTTGAATAAAAGCAAAACTGTGGCATATCTTTTTAATTAATTGTTACTTGGTTCGTTTGCTGCTTGATTTAAAGCATTGATAATAATCTTATCTAGGTATTCAATATATATAAAGAAGCCTACAATCGTCTTATCCTTTAGTTCTCTGTCTCTCTCAACTGCTAAGCCTAGAGCCGATAGTCCTTGATTTAATTTAGCTCCTAACTCCATAGCGATATCGTCTTGTTGTTGCTTGGACATCCCAGCAAAGGTAGTTGGTAGGAATTGTACTTTAATTCCTTTCTTATTTGGATCTTCGTTTACATCTATCTTAAGTACAAATTTATTTCCTTTGAAATTTACTTTTGTAACTTCAGATAGCATCTCTTTTATTTCGTTGATTAAGCTCATATGTTTTTGTTATAAATAGTTGTTACTATGCAAATATAAATTTCTGTGAAGCTATTAGTGCATCTGTGGTTAGTTGTTTTTTATATGTCTGCATTATATTATTCTTTTCCTTTATATAAAATGTAAAAGGTCCATAACTCAGAATACCTTCTTCATTTTGATCTACAACAGTATGAATATTTTCTATTAAATTCCTTAACTCTTGATTAAAACTCTCTTCTAGTTCTGAATACTTAAAAGAAATTACAATATCTTCTTCTATTTCTGAGTCTATATCTGTATCTACTATCCTTGTGTTGAAGTCTGTAGGATTAAAAAACTCCTTTACAGATTCCCAATACTCTTTAGTATACTTCCATCGAAGGTTACTATAGTAGTGAGCTTCAAACTCTACCCTATTTTTAAGTTCTTCTGCAATTTGGCTATCTGTTAGGTACATTTTCTTACAATAAGGCTCTAGCCATTGAAGTAATTCAAAGTTAACCATTCTATCTATCTCTACCTTAAATGCTATATTGTAGACAGGCTGTGGATGATGTCCAAAGAATCCCCACTTACGAATAAATCTTTTCAGCTCTTGCATGTCTGCTTGCTGCTGTAGTTCATTCTTATATTTTGCATCTGCATTAGATTTATACCAATCTGTACCTCTACTTGATACGCAAGTAAAATGGTATACACAAGCATTCCAAGTCTGTACCATTTCTAAATCACAAAGCTCCATTCTTATAATAGTATCAGAGTCTTCTCTAGAGCATCTAAACTGTGTGTCAAAGCCTCCTAGTGTATCAAACCATGTCTTTTTATGTACAGCAAATGGAGCAAAGTGTCCAATCATGGTAGGTCTATTCTCTTTCTGTAACTCATCTACAAATAGATTAAAAGCTTCATAGTCAAATTCTTCAGGAGTAATTCCAAAGTCTTTTACAATCTTTTCTGGAGAGCCTGGATGAAGTGGCGGTTCTATTCTAGCCATCGACAATACTCTCTTCTCTGATGTTAAGTTTTCTAATATATGTTTATCAAAGTCTTTACCCACTACCATGTCCGATTGCAAGTAACATACAATATCATTTTTGGCTGCATCAAACATTACTGATACGTTTCTCTGCCCCCCTACAGGGTAGGGGTTAGGATTTTTACATATACGTAAATTACTTATAGTACTTTTATATTCTTTAAGTGCTTCATATGTATTTTGATTGTCTGAATCTATAAAGATTAATACTTCGTGGTTATCTATAGTAGTATGATCTATTAAGGAATTAAGTAATAGTTTTGTATACTCTCTTTCGTTGTTAGCTGAAGCTATGCAGAATGTGATTGATTTCATATTACTTTTTTCTTAAAACCGCTAAGTAGTTTATTTGCGAAGGATCTAATACTATCTCTGCTAATTCAAAGTTATCTTGAATATCTTTATTCTGTTGGTCATTTAAGAAGCTTGAATATAGTTCTCCTGTAGATAGGGTTTGTAAAAATTCTTCTGCAATTAATGCATTATCGTATTTAAACCATCCTCTTGATTTAAGTGGATTTTGTATATCTTCCATAAAGTAATATCCCCCTGATTTTAATACTCCGATAGCTTTCCAAAGACTTACCATCATATGATTAGGCCAGTGGCTTCCGTCTTCAACTACAAAATCAAACCTATTAGAAAATAATTTATTTAACTCATTCCAATCATCAAAGCTTCCTTGATCAGCATAAATAAAATTAACACCTTCCTCGTTTAATTTAGCAATATCCTCTAACTTATCTCCTATCTTATGCCCCCAGAAGTTATCTACAGCGTATAGATCTAAATCTTTAAAGTAACTCTTCCACATTTTAACAGATGCATACGGGAATCTCTTGTCACATACACCAATCTCAAGCATGCTAATAGGTTCAGTCTTTTTTAGACTCATATACTTTTCGTAAGTGTTTGTGTAATGCATACACTTATGGTTTGGAAAGTCATGTCCCCAAGACAAGTCTAGTGAATCAGATGTTCCTTTATCTGTTTCAAATTGATTTGCTAATTCTGATAAAGATTTCTCCGGGCTGTGGTAAGGGTTACTGCTGTTTGTTTTTAAAAATAATTCCATTTTTTTCTAATTGTATGTAAGTGTTAATAATTCCTTGTTCTAATCCTACGAAAGCTATTGGAAGCTCGTTATAAATTCCTATGTAATTCTGTCCTGGTAAAGGATCTTGTATATTGATTGGTACTTTATTTATTGATAAGTTATTTATTTGCTGAGCTATATTACTTAACGAGACAGTATCATCATATATACAATCTACTTCTTTCAGAAGATCTTTTCCTACGATATAATACTCAACTATAGAGATTAGATCAGGCATATAAATAAAGTCCATTAACTTATCTTGATGTATAACTATTGGATCATTATTTAGATAGCGTTGTATATTAGATTTAATAAAGCGTGTATCTTTTTCTTTTTCATCAAACACAGCATATATTCTTAAGTTGTAAAAATTATCATGCTTGTGGATAAGCTTATTTATTATCTTCTTACTAAATCCATATGGAGTATATTCTGTTCTATATTCAGCTCCTGAGCCAAATGATATTAATTTGTTAAACTGTTCTTTTTTTCTAATTAAATTATAGAACATAATCAAGTTATAAAAGCTAACAGTCTCATCTTCTTCTTTCAACCTATTTCCTCCTAATGTTGCAGTATGTATTACAACATCGAAATATTTTCCTTCAAAAAAACTATCTACAGATTTAGAATCAAGTAAATCTAATTCTTCTCTTCCAGGAGCTATTATATGATATTTCTCCCAAAGACTATTAGTAATACTTTTTGCTATGTATCCGTTTCCTCCTGTAATCAGTATTTTCATCTTATGTTAATTCTATACTCTTTTAGCAAATAATACTTTACATGCTGCCCCTGTATGCATGAGAATAATTTCAGCGTATATACTGTACCCACACTTTGTTAATTTAGATATACATCTTGCATGTAAATCTTCATTGTGAGTTTCTATATAGTACTCATCTACTTTCTTAAAGTCTTCTTCAGGGACATCAAACAAGAATGATTCTGCTCCCTCAATATCACATTTAACAATGTTAATATCATTTTCTTCTATTAGGTTGATAATTTGTTGAGGATTATCTATAGACATTGTTATTGTTTTTACTTTATTTATATCAACTCTATTTGTCAAGTTTTCTATATCAATATTATTCAAATCAACTCCTACTACAAAAGAAGCTTCCTTTTCTAAGAAATATTCAAATGTACTAGGATATGGTAATATAGTTGCATTTCCAAAATCACCACACCCTAAGTCTAATACTCGCTTATCCTTTACGTTTACATACTCCCAATGTTGATCTGGATTTTCTACGGATATTTCTTTTACTATTCTTTGTTTGTTCATTTTAAGTTTATATATTCATATTAGTTAATTCTCCAGGAATGATGTTTCCTTCTATATCTATTCCTTTGGATACTACTTTAGGTTCATGTAGTTCATTTGGATCTGTAAATATTTCTATAATCGTAGGGACGTCTTTTTTAAAAGCTTTTTTCAATTTACTATCAATATTTGAATTGTTTGAAATACTATAATACTCTAATCCAAATACTTTAGCTAATTTTTTAAAGGAAGGAATAGAAACTCCTGAGGTTTCTTCTGAGGCTACCAGGTGTCCTTTAAAGAAAGAATTCTGTGTTAGTTTAATTGAAAGGTATCCCAAGTTGTTTATAATAAAGATTTTCAAAGGAATTTTATTATACCTTACTGTTTCAAGTTCTTGTAAGTTCATCATAATACTTCCATCTCCTTCAATACAGATAATAGGTCCTTTAGTTCCGTAATGAGCTCCTATTGCTGCTGGAAGTCCGTACCCCATTGGAGCAGTTCCTTCGTTGCTGAAAAGCTTTTGAGTACCCCTAAGTCTTATAGTTTTTAGAGGTATGACATGAGCTGTACCATTACTAGTAACAATTGTAGAATCTTCAGATAAATACTTTTCTAATTTTTCTACTAATACATACGTACTCGTATACCCTTTCAGTGCTCTATGTTTACTTAGTACTAAACTCTCAGTAGCTCTTTTATCTTTAACATAACTCTGCCACTCAGTTATACTACCCACCTGTAAGTTACCTACTTGTTTAAAAAAATCTTTTAAATCAATACACCAACTTTCTTTTTTATTGAATTTTAGTTTCTTAATTTCATTTGCATCTACATCAACTATAAATTTTGTAGCTTGTGGTGCAAATTTTGTACTATCGTATCCAATCATTTTAGGATTTAATCTCGATCCTAAAGAAATAACTAGATCACTTTCTTGTATAATATAATTAGAGGTATACTGCCCTAATATTCCAAACCTTCCTGCATAATACTCATACGAACCATTGACAACATCTACTGCTGAATGTGGACCTGTAAGTACTGGTATGTTGGTTCTATTTAGGAATTCTAATAACTCGTTACTTGTATTAGAAGCTTTAATACCTCCTCCCACTACTATTACTGGTTTTTTACTTTCACTAAGTAAGGTTTGTAGTCTACTAGCTTTGTAGCTATCAAATAACTTACCTACTCTAAACTCTTTTTTTGCTTTAAATCTTTTTAAAACAGTTGTATCAACTTCACTACTTTGAATATCTAATGGAATATCCAACCAAACTGGCCCTGGTCTCCCTTGTGTAGCTATGTGATAGGCTTTTTCTAAATAGTAAAGTATCTTTGAAGGATCTTTAATGGTTACTGCGTACTTAGTCATAGTACTAACTGTGTCCACTATGTTGAACTCTTGCTGACCTATTTGTCTACATCCTGTACCCTTTGATAGTTGAACTCTTGGAACTTGTCCTGATATAATAATCATAGGTATTGAATCCTGATAGGCTCCTAAAATTCCTGTTAGAGTATTTGTACCACCTGGTCCTGTAGTGATTAGTATGCATCCAGGTTTTCCTGCAACTCGAGCATAACCTTCAGCTGCCATCGCACAGGCTTGTTCATGATGATTGCATATATACTTTAACCTTCTATTCTTCCCAAGAGAGTCTGTTAAGTGCATACAACCTCCTCCTGAGATTGTAAAGACCGTGTCTATCGACTTATCGGCAATGAAGTTAAAAACTAAGTCTGAGATTTTTATCATTCTATATTTGATTTCAAAAGTGGAGCGTCTTTTTTTAATGTGGTAGAAGCTTTAGTTTCACTCTCAATAAAATCTCTAGAAGATAGTTGACCTAATTCTTTCTGGTACGGAATTGCACTGTATAAATCCTCTACAGTTATAGTATCTCCTTTTTTAATATCTCTTTTTAAATAAAGTCCTCTATATAGAGCTTGCAAGTAATCAGCTTCTTTCTCGTCAATTACCCTTCTACTAACTGAGGCAGTGCCACACATAGTTGTTACTTTGTTAAAAGCCTTAAACCATTCATCCACTTGATGAGGTAGTGAGCAATAGTTAGAAACCTCTTTTTGTTCATGACCTGCAGGGTATGGTATATCAATATGACGCTCCCAAGTCCTAGCTCCTTTAGCATAAGAAATATACATAGATGAATGCCAGTCATGATACTCATGGGTAGATAATCCAACTACCAAGTTAGGGTACTTGTTTTTTATATAATCAATTTGATCTAATTCTAGCTCATTATCTTCGCTTGGATATTTTGATACACAATGGTTTACTGCAATCGGAATATTTCTATTTGTAAAAAACTTGATTACGTCATCTATTTGTTTATCGTTTGCACCTCCCGTTGAGATGATTACTGGTCTCTTTGTTGTAGCAATCTTATTTAACAACAACCAATCATTAATATCTGAGCTGGCAATCTTTATAATTGGTAAATCCATCTCTACACACCAGTCAACAGACTTCTCGTCGAATGGAGTAGACATTGGAATGCAGTCGTGTTTTTTAATATAAGTTACAAGTTCTTTAAATTGCTCATAACTAAGCTTAGTTCTTGCTTGCTTTTGTATGTAACGGTTGCGTTTAGGTAGTGTGGTAAGATCTGCTCCTTCATCAATATTTTTAAAATCTTTATGGATAAAGTTGTCGGTATCTCTAAACTGAAGTTTAATCGCTGCTTTTACTTTATTTTCCTTAACTACTTTTGCAAATTCTCGTACAATTTGCTTTCCTCTCTCTAGAGACCCCCAATGATTATTTGCTAATTCTAAAACAAATAAATTTTCAAAAATTTTATTATCCATTATTTCCAGTTTAAAGTGTTCATATTTTTATCATCTATGAATAGATCATAGTATGGTTTTCCAAATCTTAGATCGTGATACTTAACTCCCCAATCACTAAATTGTTTTTTAGTAACATCTGTCCAATCTATACCTGTCTGAGTACCTCTAGCTGTCCAGTATACAATAGTGTTACCTTGATCGTATAGTTTGTTTGCTTTTTCAATATTAGCTACTATTGGAGTAGAAGCCGTATAGTCTGGCTTGTTAGGGCTATTGCAGATAGTTTCGTCTATGTCAATATAAATTACCATATAAATTTTTCTTTAGAATATTCTACAATGTATCCTAGTTCTGTATCGAAATCAACTATAGGCTTCCATCCTAATGCCCTCAACTTATCATCATTTAAAGCATACCTAACATCTTGTCCTTGTCTTTTTAACGTTAAATCAACATAAGATTCAATATCTATATCAGTACTGCCTTTATGTAATATAAGAACTTTTTTGATAGTATCCAAATTACTTTGCTCAAATCCTCCACAAATATTAAATATTTCATTCTGTACTCCTGATTCAATAATTGTGATTACTGCTTGAGCTGTATCACTTGCATGTAACCAATTGCGGATCGGAGTACCACTATTGTGCAGTGGAATCTTTTTACCAAGCTTCAGGTACTTACAAGCTTTAGGTATCAACTTCTCTACATACTGCCCTATTCCGTAATTATTAGTTGGTCGAACTATTACATATGGGAGATTGTAAGTCCTACCCCATGCTGTTACTAACATATCTGCTGCGGCTTTAGTAGCTGAATATGGATTGGAAGGTTTAAGTAGATCTGTTTCAATATGCTCTCCCTCTTCAATATCTCCATATACTTCGTCTGTACTAAAGTGAAGGAGTATAGGTTTAGATACGTTCTCTCCTCTGTGGTTCTTAATTAACTCTAATAGATTATGAACTCCATTTATATTTGAATGTACAAAATCATCTGAGTTAGCAATTGAATTACCCACGTGAGTTTCAGCTGCTGTATTAATTATGTAATCACAATCGTATAAAAACTTTAAATCATTTATATCACAGTCTACAAAAGAGAAGTTACTATACTCTTTAAACTCTTTTAGTAAAGTCTTGTTAGCTGCATATGTTCCTTTATCAACTCCCTTAACATACCAACCTTTATTGAGGCATGTTCTTGTTACATAGGATCCTATAAACCCTAAGCACCCTGTTACGTAAACTACTTTCATTAACTAAAAAACTTATCTACAATTGTTCCTATATACTCTATTTGCTCTAATGTAATGATTGGTGAACAACCTAGGAAGAAAGTATCTGTTGTTACTTTTCTTGATACTGGATACTTTTCGATTACTTCTTTTGAATCAATCAAATGAGAGTATCCTGGCTGAAGCATTATATTCCCAGCAAAGTAAGGTCTTGTTTGAATCTTATGCTTCTCTAAGAATTGACAGAACTCTGATCTTGTAAACCCTACTCCGTCTCTTAATGTCAATGCAACTGCAAACCAATCTGGATCTGATTTAGCTGTAGCTTTAGGAAGGATAAACTTATCTTCATACTTCTTAAAGATCTCAACAATTGCTTTATGATTTCTTCTTCTCAATACTCCAATCTCTTCAAGCTTACCTAACTGAACATTACCCATTGCTGCTTGTAACTCAGTTGGTTTTAAATTATATCCAATCTCTTCATAAGTATATTTGTGATCAAATATTTCATTAGGAAGACTAGGCAACCAAGTACTAAATCTTATTCCGCATGAACCACATTCTAAAGCATTTGCTTTACCTTGACAGAAACATCCTCTACCCCAGTCTCTAAAGCTTCTTAATATCTTTTCTGTATGTGCATCCTGACAAGCTACAAAACCTCCTTCACCCATTGTAATGTGATGTGCTGGGTAGAATGAGCATGAAGACATTTTACCAAATGATCCTAACATCTTACCATCGTAGGTTGTTCCTAAAGCATCACAACAGTCTTCCAATAAGATCAAATCGTATTTGTTTATAATTTCCATTAATCGATCCATGTTAGGTGGATTACCTAATACGTGAGCAAAGGTAATTATCTTAGCATCTGGATGATCAATACATGCTTGCTCTACTTGATCTAAATCTAGATTAAGAGATTCTAATTCAATGTCAACAAAGATTGGTGTAAAGCCTACTTGAATGGTAGGACTAAGTGTTGCTGGGAATCCAGCTATTGGAGTAATAACTTTAGTACCTTTAGGTAAGTTCATTCCTCTCTTAGATGTTAAAGCCAGCATCATTAGCAAATTAGCACTTGAACCGCTATTAACAATAACTCCAGTCTTCTGTCCTAGCTTCTTAGGAAACTTTCTTTCGAACATCGCTCCTTCTTTCCCTAGAACCAGCCATCCTTCAAGCATAGTTCTAACAACTGCTTGAGCTTCTTGACCATCGAAATAAGGTCCAGCATATTGAACTAAGTCCTCTCCTGCTACCCATTTCTTCTCGCTATCTTTTTTTGTAATGTACTCTTGTACTAAATTTAAAATACTATCCATAACTGGTTTATAAAGTGTTGTAATAATTATTCTGTCTTTCCTGTCTGTCGATTGTCTTTGGATGATATAAAGCCCATTCCTCTTCTACTGGAAGCATACCATGTATCTTAAATCCTTCTAAGACTTCGTGTACTTTATTGACCCATTTAATGTGAGGAGCATTCTTATAAATTCTCATTTGCCAATCGGCCCAGTTCACCCATCCTTTTTCATTCACATTCCATCCCCATTTCTGAATATGCTCTTGAGTTAAACCCTCTACGGTATTCACTCTAGGAACTCTAACCATATCAACATCGTTAGTCTTCAGCATTTCAGGAAGGTTTTGTATTAAATTGATATGAGGAATCTCATCAGCATCTATCTGAAAGATATAATCTCCTGAGCATACTTTAAAGAATTTATTCTTCCAATCGGCAAAGTGTCCTTCAAATTGACTTTCGATTAACTTAATCCAATTTGCAGAAGAAAATCTATATAACTGATCTTGTAACTCTTGAGACATTTTAGGACTATCTGCTAGTACTACTATCTCGTCTTGTTCTCGTTTGTTTGAATGAAGGAAGTTGACTAGTCTTTTCACTTCCTCCAATTCATTACAAACTGTTATTGCATAACTTATTTTCATACTGTAAATATACGAAATCTATTTTGATTCTGCAACTTCTACATCAAAGAAGTTAATAGCATCTAACGCCTCCATGAAGTCTTCTTTCTCAAAATGTTTGATATTTTTCATATCCATTTTAGTTGTTTGACCTTTTGGGAACTTTTCTTTCTCTTCTTCTAGAATTGCTACTGAGTTAACTGCAGCCCATCTCCAATTGTCTTTTGAATTGCCATCTAGGAATACCATTCCTTTATTAGGAAGAGTAACTGTTGAAGGGAACCATACTTTCTTATTCTCGTCAATGAACATAAGATCTTTATAAAGCTCTGGTGATGCTTCTAGAGTTTTATTTACTAACTCTCCTCCTTCGATCATTAGAGTCGAAGTTGAATACCCACAGCCAAAGCAAAAGCTTGTTGTTACTTCTTCTGTTACTGCTTGTTCATAGCAAGCATTTCCTCCACAATGTGGACACACTGACATTTTTTCTTCCATTATTCTACTTTTTTAAGCTTTGGTAATTCTATTTTTTTAAGTGTAGGCAGCTTCAATTCAACCTGTTTAGGGAAGTCAGGGATAGATTGTGTTAGAAGGTTATCCAACGTCTCTCTCATCTTATCGTAAGAGAACTCAGTCCTACTCTTATGACCTTGTCTTTTAGCTAATTCCTTATATGGTTTATAATCTTCAAAGACATCCTTTAATGCTTTTCCAACCAGTATATCGTCTGGTGTAAACCATTGACTCTCTTTTAAGATCATCTTATCAATTGCAGCTGAAGGATGTACGTTTGTAAGTTGACCTCCTATCTGTTTTGTAAATTTATTATCTAAGAAATCTGTATGTCCTGACCATCCTGATACTATAATCGGTTTGTTTACTAAACTGAATTCAAGTAATGGTCTTCCAAATCCTTCTCCTTTTGTTAAAGAGATCATTGCTTTTACCTTACCGTGGTTGTATAGCTCATTCATCTCAGCATCAGATAATTCTCCATGTAGAAGGTATATGTTTGGCAACTTTCCTTTAACAGTTTTCTTTATTGCATCAATTTTATCTAATACAGCTTCTCTATCCATAATAGATGTTCCTGATCCTGCTTGTACTTTTAAAAGAAGTGCTGGTGCAGATTTCTTATTCTTAAATGTTTCTAGGAATGCCTTAATAGTATATCCGATATTCTTTCTATCCTCTCCTAAAACTCCTGGTAGCCAGTGTCCTACTACTAAGAAGCAAAACATTTCATCGATACTATTCAAGTCTAGTTTAACTGGTAATGCCAATGGCATATACTTCTCTACATCTGCTCCTTCAAATACTACTTCAACTTTGGTCGTCAACTCAACTACTCCTGTTACTTGACCTGTTTTTTCATCCTGTATGTTGTACTTACTTTCTTCAAATACTTTCTTAGCATGCTGTGCTGATACAATAACTAAATCCATATTATTACATCCTTGAATCCAAGAAGGATCACAAAGTGTAGTTTCAATTCCTGCTGTTACTCCAATGTTATATTTACCAACCTTTTGAAATTCATTCGGTACTGTAATTTGAATCCAGATGTCTGGTTGTTGTGTTAGTTGTGTGATAACTCTAGAATGTAATGATTCGTTTTTATGATCTTTTAAGTATCCAAATCTAGTATTACCCCATCTCTGTGATAGTATTTGTACATCGTACTTATCTGTATCGATAATTGATTGTACAAAGTCTCTTGCTCTTGCTCCGTATCCTGAATATGTATCGATAGGGCAACTTACTACTAATGTAGGTTTACTCATAACTAGTATATTAATTTATGTGTGATATATTTTTTTGGTCTGTCTGTAATCTTATGTAGTTCAAATCTTTCTCTTGGAATAAACTTCTCAAATGATTCATCCATTGCATCAATTACATTCTCACACATCTGACGTGCTGACATTCCTGATTCATCTGATGTTACCCATTCCCTAGCTGCTGCACCTCTTCTATCCCTTTCCTCTTTGCCCATGTTGTAAACTTCTTCTAAAGCTTTAGCAACATCTTCTGGTCGACATCTGTCATCGTAAATATAAGGAGTTGGGACTGAACCTACCATTGAAATGTTTGAAGGGAATACAGGGACTGCCCACTCTCCACACTCCTTATATGTTCCTCTATGATTAGAAGGAAAATCAGAAGTGAAGTCAATCCACTTACCATTTTCATCTGTAAATCTCATTTGATCTTGCATACCTCCTGTTACGTTAGCAATAATCATCTTACCTGCCATCATAGTTTCAGTTAGAGATAATCCCCATCCTTCATTAGAAGTGATAAGCATTCCAACGTCTGCTATATTGTACAGTAAGTTCATATGTGGAGTATCTAATCTCTCTTGAGAGAAGAATACATTTACATAACTGTCATCACAAATAGCTTCTCTTACTGCATAGAGATCTGTACCATTTTCATCTACAGCTTGTGTATGCATTACTAAAGCACATTTCTTAGCTTTCTCCTCTCCGATCATATCGCAGAACATTCTATAAGATAGGATTACATCTCCTGGAGATTTTCTTCTAATATTTCTTGAGTTAAAAAATGCTACGAATTCGATATCTTTTCCTTGAAATAAGTCTTTTTTAAATCTACCTAATGTTTCTAATTCATCTACTGAAGTCATAGGAAAGAAATGCTTATCGTTTATTCCATGAGGAACATATTTAAGTAGTTTATCCTTAGCAGCCTCTCCTAAAACTATTTCATTAATATTTTTAGTTTGTTTTGAGATAGCCATTAATAAGTCACATGACTCGTAATAAGGTTTGTTGTATAGAGGTGCTGGATAGTCATCCCAGATATTTAAGTACATCAAAGGAATTTCATTTCTAATCTCTCTTTCTATTTCAAATAACCAAGTCCAATATCTTGGATCAGTAAAGATAAAAATAGCGTCTGGCTTTTCTTGAGCAATTAAATTCCTTATTTGCATTGCCTCTCCGTAACCGTTGTTAGGAATTACTTTTACATCAGCATCTTCTATCCCATTTAACTTATTAACCTCTATTGAGATATCAAATGCTTTACCTACTTCTGGATGATTGATAGCTGCTCCTAGATTAACCCAATTAAAGTGATGAGATGTTCCTACAACAATCTCTCTGGCCATAGTTGCGATACCGGAATGCATCCTAATATCATCGCATAACAAAAGAATCTTCTTACGATCCTCTCTCTTAACATAACGAAATTTTTCTTTCATGTAACTATTTTAATTTAATATTTGTCTGTGTGTGTAGCTTTTGCTTGAAGTTATCTTCTGTAAGATATAAAAAAATTGCTCTGTCTACAAGCTTTTGTAAGGAAAATTTATGCCTTACGCATTGCTCTTTAAATTCCTGTAGAAGATCCTCTTCTACTTTAACCGATGTTAGTTTTTTAGTGTTCATTGTTTATATAATTATATGTATATATAAATATACCCTTATCCTAAAACACCTGCATGGCAGTGCTCAGTACCTTTAAATTCACAGAACATACAGTTTGATCTTGAAGGAGTCTTATCGTACTCTTTATCAATATACTGTCCATGACTATCAAAGGCATCGTTAATAAATTTTGTAAGAGCAGTTGTTGCTTGACCTCTTTTGATCTTTCCTGAAGGAGGAACAAACTCTTGAACTCTTCTACCCATTGCTGCAAATTCTGGATCCTTAGGAACCTTTCTCTTTACGATAAAGTATTTTACATCTACCTTATCAACATCTATATCGAATTGTCTTGCTAAGAATTCTTTGTACAGAAGTAATTGTGCTAGTTTTTTATCATCTTTCTTTGCATAATCATTCCATCCTGAGGTTGATGTTTTGATATCTAAAATGATGTACTTATCATCCTGCTCGTCATAGAGAACAATATCGATATATCCTTTAAAGAATACATTGTCGGCTATTTTATGTATAAGAGGGATTTCTACTCCAACCAGCTTGTAGTACTTGGTACCGAAGTAAACAGAGCGTTTCTTACGAACGTACTCTAGAATTTCAATACCATCATTGTGAAACTCAGAAAGCTCTTGAGAGGTAGAGAAATGTTTTCCATACTTTTCTTTCTCTTGAGCATAAATTGTTTGCATCTTCTCCAGTAGGAGAGTATTCAAATCCATTTCATTTGACTTCTTTACTGTTCCTTCATAGAGTTCTGTTAACCATTCCTGCATTACTTCGTGTACGGCTGTACCAAAGACTGTATGAATGGAAGGTTTATACTCTTGCAATCCTTTAACATACTTTAATGCCCATTGATGTGGACAAGTATTATATGCTAAGGTCTGACTATACGATATGGATTTGCTGATGTTATAATCTATAACTGGATTACAGAAGTCTCTTATCAGCTTTACCTGTTTAAGAATTTTCTTTGCCATCTTTTAAGTTTTTGATTTCTCTTTTTAAATACCATAAAGCTTTTTCAAGCTCCTGGATTGTATCATCTTTCTTTCCAGCTCTTGAAATATACTTGACAGTATTTCCTAAACAGAATCCTAAGTTCCAGGCTTCAATAACTTTTATGGCTTCGTAGGGATTATCTTTTCCTCCGTAATGGTTTGGGTGATTTACTAATTCTTTCTTTTGACTTGGCTCGTCAATAGTAAAGATTGCTTCTCTATCATTCATAATAACATTTTTATATAACTATAATATAAGAAAAAAGGCCTGTAAAAACAAGCCTTAGTTAATTTATTTTATAAAGAATACTGCTGTGGTTAAGCTCACAAAAGAGAGTACCTTGTACCAGAATGTTTTATTTCTCTGACTCTTTAATTCTTTCTTTAAGTCATCAGTCATTCCTTTATACTCTCCAATTTGAACATCTTTTTGCTGAATGATAAATTGATTGTTTTTATCTTTAACAGTTAAAAGACTTATGATAGTATCCTTCTGTACTTCTCTTTGTTCTAATTTAATTACTTTGTCTTTAGTAAGTTTTAATTCTTCCTTACATCCGTCATAACGAACTAAATCTTTTGCTGCTAGTCTTACTACTTTAGTTGGTAGTGTTACCTTGGTTGTATCTGTTTGTGAAAAAGAATTCAAGCTCAGCATTAGAAAACTTATCAACAGTATTAATTTTTTCATCTGTTTGTTTTTTTACAATTGTTATGGTATTATCTATGTGATGTATTTCTTTTGTAATAGAAACTACATTTTCTTTTACTGAATCGATTTTAACATCGATTTGTTTATTAATTACTTGTGCTGAATCTATTTTGGTTTGAACTGAATCAATTCTTCTTTCATAACCTTTTACATCAGTTCTAATACTGTTT